TAATGCAAATAATAATTGTTTTTGCGTTGTTTGCCGTATGTTCTTCTTCTTTGCATTAAAGAACCTTTGCCAAACTCGGCTTTTTCTTGCTCTAGTCTCATTTCTTCCAGAGCCTTCTCGAACTGTGCTGTAAATAATGGCACTCGTTCATCTTCCATTAAATAGATTGAAGCGTGTTTTAGTGATCCATAAAGGTAAGCATCTGGATATCCTGTGGATAAAAAGTTGCTAGTATTAGAATCGCTCAATGAGTCAATCTTTCCGTAGTAGGTTAATTGTACTGTATAACTTCCGTCTGGTGAAGGTGCAAATTCAATTGAATCATCAACCATTGCAAAATAAATAGGTTGCCCTGTTATGTTGTCATTAGACTTTCTGTACACATCCATGGACTCAATAGACTGTTGAAATAGTGGTGAAAAATTATCGCCATCAATTTGTAGGTTAATTGCTTCTACCCAATCAGTTGGTACTGCAAGATATTGTGTTGTTAGTGTTGCAGTGGCACGTTTAATCATGCCTTTAACTCTTAGTCTGCGGTTAAATTCTGCTTCTGTGCTATCAATAAATGTATCAATCACATCTGTTAAATCTGAACGATTCAGATAACTTGCGATATTAGATTTTAATTCTGCGTATGTCATAGTTTACCTTGCCATGTTCTAAAAACTTTATTGTCTGAATTGTTTAACCATCTTCTCCATTGTGACATATCATTGGCCCATCCTTCTCGACAAGCTCTTTGATATACGATCAATGGTACTTCTGCCACATGGCGAATGTCCTTGCCAGGCTTATTGTCTGCAAGAATTTTGCAATGCTCTATTATAGGATTTAGATCCTGAGTTGTGTGATAGATATCTTTATTATCTTCAGTAATAAACTCATTGGTAAACCCAGTCTTATGATCGATAACAGTTCTTTTAGCCATGCAAGAATTTTAACACAAAAAAAAGGGATGCCGAAACATCCCTTTAAGGTTATTAACCGAGAACTTAACTTACGTTAAGGTCAGCAACTAAACCATGAGCAGCTTCGTTGGATACTTCTAATCCATACTCAACTACGATCATTTTAGTGACTGCATCACCGATTGTTGCAATGTCAACTGTTTTGAAATCACGCAAGAAAGATACTTTCGCCATTTCAGGATCAACCAACAATAAAGATCTTTCTCTTGATCTGTTTGATGGAACTATTTTTAGCTCACCAAAGTCAGAAGAGTAGATAGATACTGATGCTTCAACAGTATTAGCGTCAACAAATTGTCTAGCTTGAGATCTACCTGTGAAACCAGAGATAACTTGTTTGTTATGTGGCCCACAAATTGCTAGTGTTGGTTCGCCACCACTTTCAAAGCAATCTTGTAGTACAGACTTCAATAAAGGTTCTGTAAGATCCCTTTGAGTTCCGTCTGTTGGAGCTGTTCCACCGCCAGTAGGAGTTGATCCTGCTGCGTTGTTAACATTAGATTTCATCCAAGATTCAAAAGCACCAGTCTTACGAGCAGTTGTCGCATCACCAGTTGTTTTGCCATTATTTTGACAAAGAGCTTCTTCCATATCTCTCTTAAGAGCTTTAGACATGATAGCTAGTTGATGAGCCATTTCTGATCTCTTACCAGCAGGGTCTGAAGACTCTTGTGAGCCTGATACAGTTGCATCTCTTTTTGAGATCATAGCAACATTGCTAACACGACTTGTGCCAACAGCAGCAGATCTTGAAAGTTCAAAACCTTCTAATTCACCAGTTGAGACTGGAGATGCTAGATCTTCTGTTTGCCAATCGAAGACAACATTTCTAATACTTCTTTTTCCAATTGAAGACATAAACGGAGTTTGCATTGGAGAGATGTTGTAAATGATATTACTTAAATCTTCTCTGTCTGAACTCGCGCTGTATGTATCAAATGCGTTTGTTACTTTAGCCATTATATTTTCCTATAAATTATTTTAAAAATTGTTCAAAAACTTTAGCAGCATCCTGGACTTTTCCAGTTTTTGCTAAAACCTGTTTTGCTCTTTTCGCTGGTGCTACTGATTTCTTTCTACTGGTCGATCCAGGTCGGGCCACTCTTGCGGGTGCTTTCTGTGTTGGTCTTTTCTTCGTGGCTTCAACTGTTTTAGAGTTTAACCAAGCGTTTCTTAAACCAAGCAAAGCACGATAGTCATAAATTGCATCCATCTCTTGAACTGAATAGCCCAAAACATTAATACCATAGTCACGAATTGCTGATTTCTCTTTCGAGGCAATCTCTGCATTTTTCCATTCTGGTATGATTTCAAGAATCTTTTGCTGGCCTTCTTGCACTTGTTGTGCAATTTGTTGTTGCTGTTGAGCGTAGGCTTCTTGTTGAAGTCTTTGCTGTTCAGCACTAACGGCAGTTAGTTTTTCCTTCTTTTCATCCCAGACTTGTTTTTCGCGAACGTATGCTATCGGATCATCATTGTATAAACTATCCCAATCTGGTTCGTTTACCAATTCGCCCTTTAACTGGGCTTCCATCTTCGGTAACAACTGTGCGTAAATCGCATCTCTTTGCTGAAGCTCTTGGGCTTGTTGCTCAATCGTTTTTCTTTGATTAGCAAGTTCCTGCGTCTTCCGCGTGTAATCTTGTTGGCGTGAATAACCATTAAGGAGTTCGTCCTGCGTGACCTCTATCTCATCGCCATCAATTGTGACTTTGTAGACGGGTTGCTCTTCTAACTCTTCAACTTCCGTTTCTTCTTCACCATCTTCTTCGTCATCGTATTCGAGTTCTTCCTCATCGACAAGCTCTTCGTCTTGCTCTTCAAAGTCTTCAACTTCTGGTTCGATTGACTCTTCAACTTCCTCTATGACTGCTTCTTCTTGCGTGTCCTCTTCAGGGGCTAAGAAACTTTCAAACGCTGAGGTGGTTGATTCACCATCTGTTTGTAAAGCAGTCGGTTTTCCGTTATTGCTCATATAAATACTCCTATTTTGTATTTAGGGATATTTTAAACCAATAATGTAGAAAAGGGAAAGTTTTAGGCTATGTTACGGATTTTGTTAATATTGGCTTTTGTGAGTTTGCCTTTCTCAGCCATGATGCGTAGGTGTCTTTCTACTTCAGGAAGAAGTAATAAGGATCTGTGGAAGTCTTCTCTAACCGCAACATCATCGATGCCGCGAGAGTTTAACCAGTAAGTTATGTATTCGTTTTTAAGATTTTCAATAGCTTCTTTAAAAACTGGTGAATTTAAAATTCTTTCAGCTTCTGCTGCGTTGACTACTTCTTCGTGTGTTACTGACATTATACTAAACTAAATAGTCCTGGTTGTTGTTGTCTTGTTCTGCCCCTGCTAATAGGAGAAACTATTTCTTCTACTCTAGGCTGTATAAAAGACGATGCTGGGGGTATGTATGTTGTTTGCGGTATCTGAGGCATAACTGGCATATTTGGCAACCCAGTAAAGTTCATTGGTTGTTGTAGTTGTTGTACTTGGAAGTTTGGTATTTCAGGAATAGGTTGTGGTATTACTGGTTGTGGTATGTTTGCAAAAATATTTTGCGGTAATGTTTGTACTGGAGCTATTGGGGTGGCTATTGGCTGAACCATAGGTTCAGGTTTTCCAGGCATACTCGGCATTACTGGTGCAAGAACAGGCGCTTGAGGAACAGCAGTAAAGTTTATTGGCTCTTGATAAGCAGGTATTTGGGGCATGACTGGTACTTGAGAAGGTTCTGTAAAGAAACTTTCTATTGGCTCTGGTTCACCAGCATCTATCCTATCAGAGTATTCTTGAAGTGCTGCGTCTATCTCTATATTGCTAAAATCTATATCGCTAAAATCAGGCAAGTTACTAAAATCTAAGCCTGTTAAAAAATCAAAATTACCAACAGCAGGAAAGGGAGTTGGTTGAGTTACGCCTGGGGGAGCATAAGGCATTTGATCTTCTATAATTGCAACCTCACCAGTCGTAGGTGCAATAGGCATCACTGGAGCTGGGCCTTTTGCAATAAAATCTAAATCCGCTTGTGTATAACCACCAGCTTGTTCTGGAGAATAACTAACACCTGGCGCAATGATTTGTTCCATCGGCATACCACCAGCTATACTTTGTGCGTATGCTTGACCAGTAGCCACTGGCCCTGCCCTTGATTGTCCTGGTATTCCTATTGCCATATTAATTTGTAATTAGTTTATCTATTTTAGCATCAAGTTTGTCTATTTTGTCCATTAATCTTGAATATTCAACATTGTGTGCCTGTCTTGTTAGATAGTCTCTAGCCATTTCTTCTCTTGTTTTGTTAACAAGTATATCAATTCTTTTGGATTCATTTTCATTTCTTCGTATGGAATAAAAGAGTGGTGCGATAACCAAGGTAACAAAGATATTCCAGACAACATAAAATGAAAGTTCCATTAGAAATCAATAGCTCCAGATATGAGGCCTTGGACGATCATTCGTAGTCTTGCTGATATCGAGGTGTATGAATCTTCCATTGCCTTTTTGATTAACTCCAATTCCTGTAAATCCGTAACCTTCTGCTGCGGATACTAGTTGTAATGCTTGTTTGTGACTACAGGCTATATCAACTGCAATCCCTAAATTATGAGTACCTGGTTTACTTTTCTTTTTTTCTATTGGATGTTCCGAACATCTATAACCAGAAGAAACAATAAATGGAAAACCTAAGTCCTCTCTAAGCGATTGTAACTTATCTACTAGCTTATGTTCAATCCTATTTTCACCACAATGCTTACAATTAAACTCATCTAAACTAAAGTTCTTCCAATCACTCATTTTACTTCTTGGTTTTTTCGTAAGTTCTTAAACTGCTCATACCAAGCATAGCCATAACAATGGTTGAGAGTTGGCTAAAATCAAACTCTGGAGTTTTAAAATCAGCACCCGAAAGAATTAATATGTACTGGATAATAGGCTCTAATAAAAAATGGTACACCAAAGCTATTCCACAAGCCCAACCAATAAAAGGACGCCATCCTGAAACAAAGACATTCTCATGTGCAGCTTCAACTTTGTTAAGTTCTATCTGCGCTCTGTTTAAAGAAACAATTTCTTTTTCTAATTCGTGAGATAGTTTTAATTTAAGATCCTTGTCAGCAACGAACTTGTCTAAAATATCGCTTACAGGCTTTATAAGTTTATCAATCATTTTCTTTATTATGTAATTTAATAAAATACTCAGCATCCACTAATGCCAGTGGTTTGCTTTTATTTCTCTTTATTATAACCAAAGGCTCATAATCTTTACAGTTTGTTTGGCATTGCTCCATAGCCTTCCACACATTAACTGCTTCTTGGTTTTTACACTCGATTGAGTAGGGGAATTGTTTGCGGGATTGAACACCCATAATGACATCTTCACCAGAAGATCCCATAGGTCTTGATTCTAAGTCTTCCTCGTCAAAGCCTAATATTTCTACAAGTTTAGTAACCACCCATTGCTGGAGTTTACGGCCCTTGGCTTTAGCACTGCTTGTCTTCATCCAGCCATGCAGTTGTTCCACTCTTTTGGGTTAACTTTCTTAGGATAAGGTTTAAATAACATATCCTTACAGGCATGGTATTTTTGTAGCTGAGATAGAGTTAAGTCTGGCGATGCTTCTATTGTTGGCTTAGTTGAAGCTACTAGGATTAAAATAAGTAACCCTAGTAATATAAACCTGTAAGTCATTTCTTCTTATAAGAAACTTTTTTACCGCTTTTCTTAGCGGCAGCTTTAGCTTTTTTCATTCCATCTGCTGTATAGCTGAATGTTTTTTTTCCTACTTTTGGCATAATTTATCTCCGTTATTTTTTATTTTTCTTTTTGGTTTTCTTTTTAGGAAATCCAGCTTTCATTGCTGCAAAAGCCTTTGATGTAATTGTAGAATTTTTTACACTTCTACTTGTACCAGCTTTTTTTCGTTTGTTCATATTATCATATAGCGACATATTATCTCCTTACCATTTTACTTTATCAGCCCAGTAAGCGGCTGACAGTTTACCTTTTGCAATGTTCTTAGCGTGTCTTGCTTTAAAGGATTTTCTTCTAGCTTTATCTTTTGCAGTCATTGGATTTTTACCAGCACCGCTAACGCCTTGTTGACCAAAGCGTATTAGTTTAATTGTTTCTCCAACTTTAGCTAGAACTGCGTGTGATTTTGTTTTATGACCAGGCGTTCTTTTAGGCTTGTTAAAACCGCTAAACTTTTCGCCCCTGTATGTAATTGCCATTAGTGTAAAGTTTTCTCCTCACAACTTAAAACTTCTGAATCTTCGGTGACTTCACCATTAGAAATAATACCAAGGATGCGAATTGCATCTTCTTGGCTTTTAGCTCTAATCTCAGAGCCTACATAAACTAAATCGTCAACCAACACTTCTAAGTTATAGAGTTTGATTGTCATTGCCAGTAAATAGTCCTTGAGCTTGATCTTTTGCATTTTGCCTTAAACTTTCTCTGTCTCTTTCCATAATAGCGTTAATTTCTGCGATGTTAACCTGTGAGCCATACTTAGCTGCAAGTTCTGCTGCTTTAAGTCTAATCTGAGCTTCTTGGATATCACGATCTCTGTCATCTTCCATGATGATTTTCATTCTGTCTGTTTCAGCATCAATGATAGCTTTCTGCCCTTGGTTTTGAGCTTTCATGGCTTCAGCTCTTGCTAATATTTCAGCAGGATCTGGTTTCTGCTGTTCAGGCGGAGTCTGTGGCATTGGTGGAACTTCAGTGTTAATAAACGATTGCGCGTCTTTAAACCCAGCTATCTCGATCATGCGCGTGAGCGTGTTGGAGTATTGCTGTAAAGATACCAATGGATTCTGTGGCCCCATGGTTTGCATGATTTGTTCTTGCTTACCAGCGAGCTGTGAAAGGATAGCAAACTTCTCTTCGTCTGAAGACTTGGAGATAGCCACGTTCACAATCATGTCTTTGTCGTTGTTCCAGTATCTAGGATCAACCGGGATAAACTTACCTTCTAACCTAAAGACATCTTGAGCATTTTGATGCTTGATGATGAGGTTGTTGGTTACTTTAAAGATCTGCTTGAGTCCACCTTCTGCGAAATGTCTACAAATCAATTCAATACGGCCTTGCGCCCCAGACATGGTAGCGGATACTGCTGAGCTTGTGCTTGATTGCAAAGCGTCTGCATTTAAGCCAGCAGAGGCTTTGGACACACCTGTTCTATTCTCTTTTGCATCATCGAGGTATCCAAGAACAGGAAATGCCTCTTTACCAGCGAAGGGTACTGTAAAGGGCTGAACCATTCCAGGGGCGCGAACTCGAATTGGTTGTCCAATATCAGTATTGAGTACATCGTCAATATTGACTTGACCTTCAACAACAGCCATCCGAGGAAAGATTGAGTGACCTAAAGAATCAAGGGTGTCTCGCATAATCTGAGACTTAGCCGCTTGAATAGGCTTTAGGTAATCCGCAGGGCATGAGCCAATGGCGGTGTGCGGTTCAGGGTCAGGGCAGAACATGGCAATAGGAAGATCATCCCACTGCTCAACATTCACCACATGAACACCATCACCAACTGAACAAACTCTAATTCTTTCATCGATGCCGTCATCG